CTTCCCGCCCGGCCTAGAGACCCTGCGCCAGCGCGAGCAGGAGCGGCTTGACCCTGCCACCTACGATCACGTGTGGGAGGGCGGCTACCTCGTCAATTCGGATGCGCAAGTCCTAGCCGGCAAGTGGCGCGTCGCTGAGTTCGAACCCTTCGATAGCTGGGATGGCCCGTACCAGGGCGGCGACTTCGGCTATGCGCAGGATCCGACCGCTGCCGTGCGCTGCTACATCCACGGGGACACGCTGTACGTCAGCCATGAGGCGGGCGGGCGCGGGATCGAGCTCGACGACATCGGCGTGAAGGTTGGTGACAGCATCCCCGACTACGACAAGTACCCGAGCCGGTGGGATAGCGCCTCACCCGGCTCAATCAGCATCATCACGCGCAATGGTGTGCCCAAGGCGATAGGTGCGCCGAAGTGGCAGGGATCGGTAGATGACGGGATCCGCTTCTTGCGTTCGTTCAAGCAGATCGTCGTCCACCCGCGCTGCAAGCAGACGATCAACGAGATGCGGCTTTACAGCTACAAGGTGGACCGGCTCACTGGGGACGTGCTGGCGGTCTTAGTTGATGCGAACAATCACTACATTGACGCGCTGCGGTACGCGGTCTCGCCAATGATCAAGCGGCGTGGTTACAAGATGGATAACCTCACCTAATCCTTGCGGACGTATTGGTCTGGTACCGTCTCCCACAGGTTGCACTTACGATACACGGCCTTCCTAAAGTCGCGAAACACGGCGTTTCGGTCGAAGGATTGATCTGGAAAGTGGCGAAATAATGTATCTTCCAAAGCCTTCTTCATCTCGGTGCTGAGATGGTCGACAATCTCTTCGATCTGAACTTGGGCCATATTCGAGTACCTTTTAGGATCCGGTGATAACGGTAACTGCGCGTAGACGGTAAATCTACCCTCCTTGTATGGCCTGGATCACCGACAGTTTGCGGGGCGCTATCGAGGCCGTTGGTAGCCTCAACCCGTTTTCACGTGGTGTCGCCGCCGGCACTCCTACCGGTTTTACCCACGAACTGGCCAAGGCCGCCTATCTCTCATCCGGCATGATGAAGAAAGTAATCTCGATCCCTGCCGAGGATCGGGTGCGTGAGTGGCGCGACTGGCAGGCAGAAGCCGACCAGATCACCGCGATCGAAGCGGAAGAGAACCGCCTAGCCCTGATCGCCAAGGTGCAAGAGGCCGAGAACCTTCGGGGCATCGGTGGCGGTGCGCTCATCATCATCACCGCCGGCCAGCATGATCAGCCGCTCAACCCCGAGCAGGTGCGCAAGGGCGGCATAGTTGCCATCAACGTCGTTTCTCGCTGGCAGATCACTGGTAAGGACTGGGATCGCGACCTTGCATCGCACACGTTCGGCCAGCCCAGGATGTGGGAAATGCAGGGCGGCGAAGGCGCGGCACAGAAGATCCACCCGAGCCGCGTCATCTGCTTCCGCGGCGCCCGTCTTCCTTCCGGTTCGGCCGTCAGCGACGAAGAGAACTTCTGGGGCGATAGCCGCCTCTTGCGCGTTTACACCGAGGTCAAACGCTCCGACGAGACGCAGGCATGGTTCGCCGCCCTGGTGCGCAAGGCTAAGCTGTTGCGCATTGGCATTCCCGACCTCGACAGCCGTGACCCGGAAGCGCTGGCCAAGCGAATCGAGGTCATCGCTCTTGGTGAGAGCAGCCTGAACGCTACCGTCTACCGCTCATCTGGCGGAACGGACGACGCTGGCGAGACGATGACCGACTACCAGGTCACCTGGAACGGTATCCCCGCCATGATGGATGCCTTCGACCAGCGTGTCGCAGCCGTGTCGGACATTCCGTTCACGCGCCTCATGGGCCGCTCGCCCGCCGGCATGAACGCCACAGGCAAGAGCGACGACGACAACTGGAACAAGATGGTCGTGTCGGGTCAGAAGCTCGAGCTGCGCCCGTGCCTCGAGAAGCTGGACCCGATCCTGCTGCGATCGGCCGGCGTGGATCCCGCCAAGGTGACGTGGAAGTTCGCCCCGTTGTCCGTGCCCAGCGAGGCGGAAGAGGCTACGACGTTCAAGACCACCATGGAGGCGGTCACCGCGCTGCAAAACACTGGCTCCATTCCCGATCAGGCGTTCGCCAAGGGTGTGCAGAACCTGATGTCCGAGCGCGAGTACATCCCCGGGCTCGACCAGGCGCTTGCCGAGATCCCGGAAGCTGAACGTTTTGGCCTGAACCCCGACGCCGGCCAGGACGACCCATCTGCACTCCAGTCGAGAGGAGGTGATCCAGCATCTACCGGCACGGGCGGCAACGGATTGGAAGCCGAGCCGCCCCGCCGTGCTGCGAATGACGGGAAGCCTGCGGAGGGCGAGGAGTGAACGACAGCGACATCGGCTTCCTGCTGGTTGCAGTGCTGGCGGCCGTCTTGGCGGTCCGCCTGGTCTACAATCTGATGTTCTGGCGCACTTACAACGAAACATGGGCGTGGATGCATCAGCGCCACATCCTGACCGGGGACGAGCGCCACATCCAGAAGGTTCGCGGCGTGCCCATGGTGCCACCGCCGCGCCCTGACAACC